ATAAAAGTTCTCAGCAGTAGTTAACTGTGATAACTTCCCGGATGTTTTTGCTAACGAATCCTTAAGAATATTGGTTGCCTTAAACTCTTTTAACTTGGAATTAAACTCTTGCTCTTTTTGAGTTAAACCAAGTTGTAAAGTTTGGTTAGCCTCTTTGTATTCGGCAATAGTACGGTTTGACTTTTCAAGTTTTTCATTCAACTCTTTTAAAACACCATCATTTGTTTTGATTGATAGCTCTTCTAATTCTTTAATCTTAGAAGTTGTTTTTTGATGAGCAAGCTCAACAATATCCTCCCACTTCTTATCCTTAACCTCTTCAGGCTCTAAGCCAAATAATGACTTCATTTTAGTAGTCAATGCGCCGGTGATAGCTCCGGTAGTAGATGACTTTATTTTGTCAGGGTCGGCAGCTTCTTTTTTTAAGATGAAACTATCCTGAAACTTTGCTTTGAAGTCGTCTATATTGTCGGCTTCAATGTTAATAAATGATAATAAATCTTTAATCTCCATGTTGTTTTGTTGTTATTCTTGTGTTTTAATTTCGGTTTGTTGTTTTTCTAGCTTTTCAGGATTAAGTGCTTTTTCAGGTTTTATCACCTTTTCAGGCTTTTCTTCTTTATCCGGCAATGACTGTTTGATAAAACCATAGTCACTTAATAGTTTATCATCTGCGTAAATCTTATCGGATACGCTCATTGCTTTGCCGGTATTAATGTTAACTACTCGATTCTTCATACTCAAATTTAATTTATTATTTGTAATATCCCAAATTTTTAGCTCTTTCAATCCATTGCTTAGGAACCCTACTTGTTATAACCGGTACTAAACTGTGCTTGCAATTATAACCACCGACAAAAGAAAATATAGTATCGCTATTGGTTGCTGCGTTCATTCCTTGCCAAGGGAAACCGCATTTACCTACTCCTTTTCCTGCCCCCCAGTCTTGTATTTCTTTTTTATGGTAGAAATTACCATGTCTTTCATCACAGAAACAACGGGTATCCTCTACCTCTCCACCTTGATATTTATAGAACTCTAATCCTAAATTTTCGGCTACTGTCTTAGTGTATTGTCTGTCGGACACCGCAAAGGCATCATAAGCCACACGCTTAACATAACGTGTTAATAGCCCATCGGATGCCTCTGTATTGGTTGTTATCTCTTCAATATTAGCCATAACGTCGGTAAATGATGCCTCATTTGTAACAGATGCTAAAAGAGTGTCTTTTATTGGAGATATTATTTGATTGGTTATAGCATCATTACTTAGCAATGTTATGGCATTTCTTTGAGACTGACCAAGTACCGCTTGATAGACACTTTCAGGTTCAAATCCATCAACTACTTTAAAAAAGTATTGATTGTTAATTCTTGCTTGAGTTTTAAACTCCGATGCGTATTTTGTCAAAGCATCAACATAACCGCTATCTATTATAACTCCTTGTAACTCTACTCCTAATTGTTCGATTAACTGTATATTTCTTTCGCTAAATACTATTTTGCCATCTACAATATCCATTTGCGAGACTATTGTATTTGCCTTTTTAAGCATATTTAATTGAGCAATATCGGCAGCCGATACCATGCTTTTAGGCACAGAATCTAATCTGTCAATCTTCTCTTTTAATATTTCATCAAGCGTTGGCATTGCTTAGTATAGTATCAACATTTACAGCCTTAGGCGCAATTTCATCAGCTTTAGCCTTTGCCATTAAGACAAGCACATTAGATTGCTCTTCCAATGATTTACTTAAGAAGTTAGCATCCGATTCCATTGCTTTTTTAATAAAGTAATCCATCGAATCATGTAATATAATTTCCCATGAAGCTACAGCATTGACAGCCTTAGCCTTTAGTATATCTTCAGGAGACATTCCCCAAAGTCTGTCAGTATAGTAAATAATTTCGATAATCTTTGAGTTGTCGGCATTATCCGAGAACCTAACATTGCCCCATTCTTCTACTAATCTTTTAATAACAATATTTGGAAGACCTGCAGTTTTAGCCTCTGAAATCTCATCTGTAATATCAGAATCGGAACGAATAGAAAATGTACGTGGGTACATTACGGTAGGCAATTGTGCATTATCTCCATATCTAACTAAAATAATGGTATTGACTGAAAACTCAAACAATTCAAATAATTGGTCAGATATACGTTTAATAAATGCAAATAACTCTTCACGGTCAATCTGTTTCCCTAATGCGGTTTCTGAACCTTTCACATCCGAATTGCTTAAGTCGATATTAAGAATAGATGCGGCGTTTGAAATAGCATTCTGAATTTCTTTTCTTAAAAACTCTAATGTGGTTATACCCGGTTCAACAAATCCAAATGGTGCGCCTGCCGGTATAGGTAATTGAGTGCCATTTTCGGGAATCTTAATTTGATGAACACCTAATATACTAGGTCGTTTTATTCCGGTGCCATGACATGAAGGACAAACTTTGTCTCCATCAATGGTTCGAATAATGCCATTAACACAGGAATTACCTTCTTCATTTTTAAAATCACATTCAGAAGTGTATTCCCATCCTCTAGGAAAAGCGCATTTAGCTTTAGATGCAGTAAGATAGGAGTCGTCTAGTAGTGCTTGGTCAAGGCTTGGAACGGCTGAAATAAAAGCGGACTTATAAAATACATCTGAGTCAACTTGTACCGCTTTACCGTTTAGTTTTTTAACCGGCAAATACCCCAAATTATGCGTATAATATGTAACTACCTCAAAGTCGTAATCTACTTTTTTGCCTATTTGATACGCTCTATAAATAGTATTCTCATCATAAATATCAATTACTAAGCCTTCTTCTACTATCTTATTATTGAATGATACTTTACTATTAATATCCGTAACAACAGCACAATATTGACCTTCTTTAAAGGCTGCGATTCGGTCGTACTTAAAATACTTAACAATGGGATTTAATAATTCACGCTCGCTTACTTGCAAAGTTGTTATGTCTTCCGCTTTTTCTGACTCGTAAAAACGTAAAGCAATAACACCGTTATTATCCAACTCTTTCATAGTTGTAATAACGTCTTTAAAGTAAGACTCTAAAGAGCCGTAAACAGGATATTCTTCTTCTAAATATACCTTATGGTCGTTATCTTGATATGAAATTGACCAGTTTTGGTCAGACCAAATACGGGATAAAACAGAAAGGAATCTCTCCCAAACAGGCAGAGTAATAGTTTTATAGTTCTTACGTAAATACTTTTTTTCTACGTCCGTTTGATTAGGTGCACGTTCCTCGAATAATTCTTCAGGATAACGCCCGTCTTCGGCATGAACAACTATACGCTCATACTGCTTTTTAGACAAGCAATAAACTTCATCCTTTGGCTCTGTTTTTCCACGTTTACTATAAGCCTCTTTTTGCTCTAGTATAAATTGCCTTAACCAATCCTCACTAAGCATAATTATCTACCGCAAGAACTACAGGTCTTCGGTTTTGGTTTTGAGATTTTAACTACTTTTGCCATATACATATAATGTCAAATTGTAAAGATAACGAGTCAATTGGCTCGCCGTAAATATCATGATAAAGATAGCCATTTTTATTTAAAAAGTCGAATAGTTCTTCTTTACTTGTATTTTTTTGTAAAAAAGCACCTTCATTGACTTCTAATAATAGCTTTGGCTTGTGTTTTGTTATCGTTTGTTGACCTCCTTGTAAAATAGCCAATTCAAATCCTTCTGAATCAATCTTGATAAACTTCGGCACTATGCCATAGTCAAAACAGTATTCATCAATTGTTGAAGTTATTCTATTGCCACCAATAGTAATATTTGCCATGCCTACATTATCACAAGAAGATTCAACGGTATATCCGTGTATCCGGTTTGATAATGCAATATTTCGACAATGAACATCTAGCCCATCCATATTATATTTAAGGCATTCAAAGGCTTCTGGATTAGGTTCAAATGCGTGTACTTGCCCTTTGCGTGCGTATGCTATTGTATGGTCGCCAATGTACGCCCCAATATCAAATATTACGTCTCCTTGGTTGATATATGGGAGTATTTTAGGTAGTGCATTTTGGTCATGGTCTAGCCTTCCCGATTCTTCCACCCACTTACTTATATGGGTATCACGCTCAATTATTGCAATATTTTCTTTAGTTAGCTTCATTCATTTTATTTATAAATTCCTTCAATGTGCATAATAAAACATAAGACTCGCCTGAGTACATTATAACAGATACTACTTCTTGTTCAGGTCTGTCTATTAGCCAAGTTTGTCTATACGACTCAACCCTATCTTTTTGTATAAAAACTGGAACTATCTCACATATAGATTCGGCATCAATTCCTAATGCCTCATTAAACTCTTCTTGTTTAGAGTCTACAATTTCTATTTGGAACTCTACGTAATTATCTAAAAACATATTTTTTCTAACTCCTTTCTTTCTTCTTCGGTCATTCCGCTCCATGACCAATATTGTTTTGATTTATTTACCGGCACAGGATTATTCCATAATGAAATAAAGCTATAAGCTTCTTCTTGATGCTTATGAGCAAAGAATCCAAGTATATTAAACTCGGTGAATTTTCTATATGGTTGACCTATTGCGTATTTTTCTATTTCAGGGAATAATTCAGCAAATAATTCTAATGTGCTTTTAAGGAATAATTGAGGGGCTCGGCGCATATATTCATACTGCACTTCTTCTTGAAATAGCATTTCAACAACAGGTTTCCAAACTATTGCCTCTCCTACGTTTTCATATTTATCATACAAAATAACTGGCTTATTGTCATGGAAATAACCTCTAACATCTGCCCCTTCATAAAATACTACATCGCTATCAACAAATAGAATATATTGTCCTTTGCAATGCTTGTATGCCTCTAATTTGCTTACCTGTTGGCCTATATAGTCGTCCTTATATTGCTTACAAACAATTAACTTTTCAGCGGTTAAGTGGCTTAATAAATGTTGTTGTCCCGTTGGAATACAAATAACTATTTCATCCCATCCTTTAAGGTTCTTATGAATAGATGCAAGGCAATAGTTCAACCATTTAATATCATTCTTGTAAGTCCTAATAAATATAGAAATCATATATTTTCAAATTTAGTACAACCAAAAAATTCATTAGTTACAATAGCTTCACAGTCCCTAGAGTCTAATATCATAAGACGATTATCAATTATTTCCGTTGACTCTAATTCTTTTGTCAAGAAATTACATAAACCGTAATTTTTGTTAGAGTTTGGTATTTTTTTATATTTTTTTTCATCCCATCCTTTTGTCATAGATGTATTAATAACAACAATGCCTTGTACTTGTTTACCATTTGTTGGGCTGCCATATTTTTGGTCTACAATAAGACCTTTAGCATCGTACGCCCTAGACCAATGCTTACAATTCAAACAGTTCATATATTAATAATTTTAGAATAAATAATTGAATACGCTTTTCTTGAAACGCCTTCCGGTGTACCTCTCATTCCTGTTTCTTTAGAGAATATCTCAGCGGTACGCTTCCAACTTTCATGGGTGTACTGCAATTGATGCTTCTTATGAAATAGATATTTAGCAACTGGTCTATATAACCTAGTCTTGCGATTAATTAACATAATAGGCAACCAATAGTCCCAATGGCATTGACCAAGGCAAAGATTAGTTTCCGGCAAGTCGCAATCTTTAGGCGTTAAATAAAATCCATCAAATCCGCTTTTAAATGGATAGGATTGATTTATATCTTTCTCAAAGTCATGTCTATTAAATATTAAAGTCTTATCGGTTATGCTTGGAAGTCCTTTAAGTATAATATCTGAGTTAATAATATAACCCCCACCTACTTCTAAAATTGGGGTAAAGAACTCCGATACCGGTATGTAGTGCTTACCATAAATATCAACCCCGGTTCTTTTAGGCTCGATAAACTCCACACCTTTAATGTTTATTTTTTCCTGCTCTGATTTATGGTTAATAGATACAACTTTATGACCTAGATTAATCCATGAGTCAACGGCATTTTGTTGTAATTCTTGGTTGATATGATTAGGGGATAGGCTTGTAAAAATCATTTTATTAAATATTTTCCTGCTATTGAAATTCTAGTCATTCCACTAATATTTATCCCTATGCCAATGATGGCACATGTTAATCCTGTAACTACAAACAAGTCGCCTCTATTATCAATTGACAATAAGGCGCAA